AGAGGGCTGGATTCGACGAGTTGTATGCACTCACGCAGGCTCGATGTGCCCGCATCTTGCGTGTTGGCGAATTTGACTTAAAAGCCGGTACTCCTCACCTGTGGGAACCACCGGTAATCTGATGACAGTTCTTCCTGTTCATGGAATACTTCCCGCCCATTGATGAGCGCTTGGTGGCTGCTTTGGCGGCCAAGTTTCCTGACAGGTGCCCTGACCTGCAAACGGAGGACAAGCAAGTGTGGTTCAACGCGGGAAGGGCTGACGTTGTGCGTTGGCTGGCACTAAAGCTGGAAGAACAGAACAACGTCGAACTGGAGGGGTCCTGATGTGTTTCGGAGGTGGTGGCGGCAGTAGCGGCAAGATCACAATGCCCAGCACTGGTGCATACGACGGAATGCTGCGAGCCCAGATGGATGCAATGCAGTCCCAGATGAATGGGGCTGCACAGCAAAGTCAGGCGCAACTCCAGCTTGCTCAGCAAAAACAGCAGACCGCTTTGCGTCAGCTGAGTGAGTATCGAACAGAGCGGGCAGAGGAGGCTGCTTCTGTTGAGGCAGAGGCCAGACGAATGATGAACCTTGTGGGGCCACCGCCCCCCGAGGAATCAGCCAAGGCTCCGGTCATTGGCCGTGATCGTTCTACTGACTCAACCAGAAAAAGCGGCAAGCGTGGCTTGAGGATTAGCCGTCAGTCGGCTGACTCTCTCGGCGTCGGCGCCGGTCTCAACATCGTTTAGGAGAACCCCATGTGTTTCGGAGGATCAGAGCCAGCCGCTCCTGAAATTGAATATCAGGGGCCCAGCCAGGCTGACATCAACAGGAACCAGGTTGCGCTCGATGACTATCGGGCTCAGGCCGAATTGCAGCAGCAGCAGTTTTCAAGCTCGCTGCAGCAGCAAATCAATGAAGCCAACGCGGAGACGGCTCGAATCCAGGAGCGGTACACCGCTGAATTGGAGGCAGCGTCAGCTGCAGCTGCCGGTGCTGGCAGCCAAGAGGCGGCCAATGCCTACGCGGTGACAGCAACACAAACACCCGCGACTGGGGCGGAGACCACTCAAGTGGTCAAGCCCAAGAAGAACCAGCGCAGGACCTTAAAGATTGCAGCTGGCAACACTGCTAACCAGGCCGGCTCTGGCCTGAACATCGGGGTTTAGCCATGCAAGGTTGGATTGAAGTCTCGCCTGGCGTTTTTGTTGCACCTGGCGTCGCGGCCGCGGCTGGTGCCGGGTCAGTCAACAGGCAAAGGACGCAGGCGGAAATTGATGCGTTAGCCCGCCAGCAGGCGGCTTTGCAGCAGGCAGAGGAGCGCAAGCGGATTGCCGCTGATCAGGTTTCTCAACGGGAGCAGCTGCAGACGCAGGTTGCCGCGCAGTCAGCCGCTAACGCTGCACTTGCGTTGACTCAACAGCAGACCTTTGAGAGCGAGAAGGCATCGATTGCTGAAACGCAGAAAAAGAATCTTGCTGCTGGCCAGGCAGTTGCTTCATCGCTGCGGATCCTCTCCGATCGGCAGGGGACACAAGGCCGGACGGCTGCAGTTAGCAGGCGTGGCCGCAGGCGCGGTGCCCCCAAGGCAACTGTTTCTGCGTTGCGCATTGGCAACACCGGCAGGGGCTATGGCTCCGGCAACAATCTGAGCATCTAGCCATGAAGACAGCACAGGCGATCTACGACTCTCTGCAGACAGAGAGGAATTACTGGCTGGACCGGGCTCGGCGTTCAGCAAGTTTGACCATCCCGTATCTGATCCCCCGGTCAAATACGCCGACGATGGACAACACAGATTCGTTTGTGCTGCCTTGGAACGGCATAGGGCAGAGAGGGTGTAACAACCTCGCCGCCAAGCTGTTGATGGCGATTCTGCCCCCGACAGAGGCGTTCTTTCGTTTCACGCTTGACCCGGTTGAGCTGGAGAAACAAGAGGCTCAGATGGAGCAGGCAGGCGCCACTCCTGACGACATCGCTAGTGCCAAGTCAGAGATTGAGCTGGCGCTGAACAAGCTTGAGCTGTCACTGCTGCGCAGCATCGAGACCAGCAATGACCGGGTGATGGTGCATGAGGCACTGATGCACCTGATCGTTGGCGGTAACTGCTTGATGCACATCGCCGATGACGGTCTGTTGGTTTATCCAATGAACCGCTACGTGTTGCTGCGTGATCCGATCGGTGAACCGCTGTGCGCAGTTGTCAAAGAGACGGTGGCGCTTGATCAGCTGCCGGCCGGCGTTCGTGATCAGCTGGCCACTGATGATGATGAATACAAAGACCTGCTAGGTAACACCGACCCGATGCCTGTCGGGCAGCCAGAAAAGACAGTTGATATTTACACCATCGTCAAGTGGGAGGCGGAGTCGGTTAAGTGGCACCAGGAGATCAATAAGAAGGAGATTGACGGCACCAGCGGTTCATCACCTAAGTCCACGTCGCCGTGGCTTCCGCTGAGAATGTCCTCCTACCAGGCGAGCAGCTACGGCCCTGGGTATGTCGAGTCGGCATGTATAGCTGATCTCCAAACTGCGGAGGCGCTCAGCCAGGCGGTCTCTGAATGTGCCTTGGTTAGTGCTCAGGTAAAGCATCTTGTAAAGCCATCTGGGGTAACGAACGCGAAGGGACTTGCAGACGCGCCCAACGGTGCGTATGTGCCAGGCAATCCAGATGACGTGTTTACCGTTCGGACTGACAAAGGTTCCGATATAAATGTTGCTTTTACAGCGCTTCAAAGAATCGAACAGCGGTTGGCAGCATCATTCATGTTGGCCGAGATGCGAGACGCAGAGCGGGTTACGGCGGAAGAAGTCCGCATCTCAACGCTGCAAACAGAGAATGCGCTTGGCAATGTTTACGCGATCCTGACCAGTGAATTCCAGGCACCTTATATCAGGAGGCGGCTTGCTCTGTATATGAAGAAGGGCGGAATGCAGAAGCTGCCTGAGGGCCTTGTGCAGCCAATGGTGAGTGTTGGCCTGGCTGGTGTTGGCCGCGGCAATGACTTGGAGAAAACTGCTCGGTTTATCAACATCCTGCAGCAATCTATTGGCCCAGAGGGCATGGCCAAGTACATCAACAACACTGAGCTGATCAAGCGATTGAGCAGCTCTATGGGGATTTCTCCGCTGGGTCTGGTTAAATCAGAACAGCAAATTGCTGCAGAAATGCAGCAAGCTCAGCAGGCAGCTATGCAACAAGAGCTGGCTGCAAATCCCCAGGGTCTTGCGCAGGCTGCTCAGACTGTGCAGGACATGAACACACCACCAGAGGAAACCAATGGCTGATCTCCCCACCGTGACCGTTCCCGAGAGTTACGACCCTCAATTTGAAGGTGCATCAGGCGCAATTGCCCCAGGCCAAGAAGACATGGCCAGGGAGATTTTGGGCGAGCCTGACCCTGCCCCTCAGCAAGCTCAGGAGCTGATTGGCGGCAAATTCAATACGCAGGAAGACCTGCTGCAGGCTTATCAAGAGCTGGAAAGAAAACAGAGCCAGGGCTCAACTGACTCTGCCGATTCCGCCCAGCCACAGGCATACACAGCGGAACAGGCACTGGGTGTGTATGGAGAGGAAATTGTTAATGCTGTGGGCGAGGCTGGCCTGAACATGGCCGACCTGATGTGGCAGGCCGACAACGGCGGCGACATCTCTCAGCATTACGACGCACTGGCCCAAGCGATTGGTGTGCCTAAGCAGGTTGTCGAGAACTATGTCTCCAAGGCGCAGTCAGCCGCGGCCCCTGAAGCAGGTGTTGTTGATGAGGCAGCGATCATCAATGAGGTTGGCGGCCAGGATGTTTTTAATCAGCTATCTGACTGGGCTCGATCCAACTTGAGTCAGCAGGAGTTGGCTGATTACAACGCCGTTGTGGACGGCGGCAACAGTCAGGCAATCCGCTGGGCATTGAAGGCGATGCAGGCCAGATCTGCTGGCCCTGCAGGCACTGAGCCGCGTTTGATTCGTGGTCAGGCACCGTCTACTGAGGTGCGTAAGTTCAACTCCAAATCTGAGGTATTGGAGGCAATGAACAAGCGTGATTCCCGCGGTCGGAAGCTTTATGAGGTTGATGAGGCCTACCAGCAGAAGTTCGCAGAACTACTCAGTAACTCGAATGTGTTCTAGTTTTGGAGCAGGGATACTCTGCACCACTGCAACTGATCGGCCCCTGCGGGGATAACCGAGAGGATTGAGAGGCCGCGAACCCTACGCAAACCTCACTTTTTTCTGGTTATGGCTGACGCTGATCTGAAACGCCTAGGTCAAATAAAAGGCACTGGCGGCGAATGGGCGGCCGGTGCTGATAAGCAAGATGGCTTCCGCGCACTTTTCCTGAAGCTGGGCTCTGCTGAAGTCCTTTCGGCCTTCGAGGAATACTGCGTTTTCAAGGGAAAGGTCAAGGAGCGCAACATCCGGGGAGGCAAATCAATGGCCTTCCCCATCACTGGCAAGCAAATCGCTGCATATCATCAGCCGGGCACCGAACTGACAGGTGGGACAAACGATCCTTCCGACCTGAACGAGCGCGTTTTGACGCTTGACAGTTTGATGGTCGCCGATGCTGCAGTCGCCGAGGTCGATGAACTGATGGCCTACTGGCCCGCACGCCAGGAGATCACCCGTGAGCTGGGCCGCGCACTCGCTTATGAGTACGACAAGCGCCTTGCTCGCATCATCTTTGCAGCGGCTAAGAACACCACTGAGCCTCTGGCTAAGGCCATCAACACCGGTCGCATCGGTTCCTCCGTCACCATGGGCGCTGACTACACCGGCGCCGATGCCACTCGTCAAGAGAAAGGCGACGCGCTGGTGAATGCCATCTTCGATGCTCGCATCGCGATGGAGCAGAAGGATGTCCCGACCGACAACCTCTATGCAGTTTTCGGCCCGGATGACTACTACGCCATCACAATGTCGTCTCGCGCCATTAACACCGATTTCAACGGTGGCAATGGTTCTAACGGCACCATCGCTGACGGCAAAACACTGCGTGTTGCTGGGATTCCGATCTACAGCAGCAACAATGTGACCCAGCCGGCTTACAGCCTGGTGGCTGGTGATTGCAACGGTGAGTACGCACAGGACCTGAGCAAGTGCAAAGGCCTTGTGTTCCACAAAGATGTTGCTGGCGTTCTGACTCTGCTGTCTCCCCAACTGCAGGTGACCAGCGGTGACTGGAACATCTCCCGTCAATCAACCCTGTTGGTTGCTCGCCAAAACTTGGGCATGGGTGTTCTGCGCTCTGAGTGCGCTGTCGCTATCGACATCGCCTGATATACGCTTCAATTGACGAAGCAGTCACGTCGGGTCAGGCCTTCTGGGTCTGGCCCCTTTTTTTGGGCAGCCGTAACATGAGCACAGCACCTGTGCATAGCAACAATGGCGACGGCCCAGCAGTCACAGACTCCGGGGCGGACCACGCTGCTGGAAGCTGTAAATACCTTGCTAATGAATATCGGTGAAATGCCGGTAAGCAGTCTTGAGAACCAGCAGATCCAGGACGCTCGCATGGCCGAGCAGACGCTGCTGGAGTTTCACAAAGAGGGCCAGAGCCGTGGATGGTCCTGGAACATGGAGTTTCAGTATCCCTTCGCTCGGGACTCAAAGACGGGTGAGGTCAAGGTTGCGTCAGACATTATCCAGTGGTCAGTTGATCCGTATCACCTGAACGGCCGTTACGTGCTGCGGGGTTCTCGGGTTTATGACCGCAAGGAGAGGACCTATCAGATCGATGAGAACGATGCGCCGATTAAGGCTGATGTGACCTGGCTGTTGTCCTGGGATGACTCGCCCGAGGCGTTCAACCGCTGGACAACAATTCGCTCGGCGCGGGTCTTTGCTTCGCGGATGTTGGGCTCTGACTCGTTGGTGAATTACACCGCAATTGATGAGCAGGCAGCACTGACTGCGCTGATGCAGGTGGAATACGACCAGGCCAATCCGAACTCACTAACTGGCGGTCCTTTCTCGGCACCGTTCCCCACCTACAGCGCCGATACCGGCCTGCGCCGCGGCATGTTTGGAGGTGCTCGAATTGGCTAATCTCGTTTCCTATGCAATCCCCAACCTGATCCAGGGGGTTAGCCAGCAGCCGGACGCACAACGAGATCCCAGCCAGGCCGCGATTCAGGTCAACGCTGTTTCGTCAATTGCTGAAGGTCTGAGAAAGCGGGATTTCACTCGGACGTTGGCGCGTGTCAGCACGTCCAGCTTTGGCGATGCCTTCATCCACTCGATCCTGCGTGACGAGTCAGAGGAGTATTTAGCTGTCATCACCAAGGATGGCGTTCAGGTGTTTGACCTGGATGGCAATGCCCAGACGGTCAATGAGGCCACCGATGCTTTTGATTATCTAGACAGCGTTACCAACGCTCGCCAACAGCTGCGTGCTGTCACGGTTGCTGACTACACCTTCATCTGCAACCTGAACACCAACACGGCGATGCAGACCGCCACGGCGCCTGAGCAGCCGAGGCCTGCGGCGCATGAGTGTTTGATCTGGATTCGCGCTGCCAACTATGGCCAGACCTATCGGGTCAACGTCAATGGCACTGAAGTCACGGTTGAAACGCCTGTTGCCCCTGTTGTCACATCAGGAAGCACGGTCACTGAGAACCGGATCAGTTCTGAGGAAATTGCTCAGGAGATTGCCGATGAGCTGGACGACATTGCTGGGATCACGGTGCGGCGTGAGTCGTCAGTGCTTTGGCTGACCAGCGCCAACCCAATCACGGTTGCTGCTTCTGACGCCCGAGCCAACGCTGACATCACGGCAATCCTGGGCACCGTTCAGTCGTTTACTGAGCTGCCAACCATTGCCCCCATCGGCTATCAGGTTGAAGTCGAGGGTGACCCTGGCAACAACTTTGATGGTTATTACGTTCATTTCCAGCCCCGTGGGGCAGATGTAGACAACCCCAGTGACCCTCCAGAGTTTGGCGAGGGTTCCTGGCTGGAAACGGTGTCGCCTGGCGTGGAGTTCCGGGTGAACGCGGACACCATGCCGCACCTGTTGATTAGGCAGTCAAACGGTCAATTTTGGTTTGGCCCGGCTGAAGGGCAGACCGTTGCCAACATTCCAGGCGGTGTGCCCGAGTGGGGCAATCGCACCTGCGGTGACCTTGATACGGCCCCTGATCCAAGCTTCATCGGGTTCCCAATCAACGACGTTTTCATTTTCAAGAACCGGCTTGGGTTCTTGGCTGACGAGAACGTGATCCTCAGTCAGACAAAGGAGTTTTTCAACTTCTTCCCTGAGACCGTCACCACGATCCTGGATACCGATCCGATTGATCTGGTCGCCAGCAACAACAAGGTTTCAATCCTGAAGTACGCGGTGCCGTACCAGGACGAGCTGATTCTGTTCTCGGCGCAATATCAGTTCCGGTTCAACGCAGCGGAAACGGTGCTGACACCAAAGACTGCGCAGCTCACGGTGCTGACTCAGTTTGAGGTTGACGTGAACTGCCGACCGCAGCAGGCGGGTGGCGGAATCATCTTTGCCCAGGAGAACGGTGACTGGAGTCAGATGCGTGAGTTCAGTGTCCGCGGTGCGGGAACTGCGCTGACGGCTGACGCAGCTGACCTGACTGGGTATGTCTCCAGCTATGTGCCGTCTGATCTGTTCAAGATGACGGTCAACGACACAGGCAATGCCCTGTTCGCCATCAGCGGCCGCAACGTCACGGGCGGCACTGACTACCGGAAGCGCATTTATACCTATAAATACTTTTTCAGGAACCAAGGCGGCGGGGTTGAGCGGGCCCAGTCCAGCTGGAGTTACTGGGATTTCTCGGGCGCGGACGAGGTGCTGCAGGTGCTGTGCGTCCGTGAGGACTTGTACCTGCTGATGCGATATGGCACTGACGTTTACCTAGAGCGGATGTCCGTGAAGGACAGGCAGGAGGAAACCGCCAGCGTTGCCCCTTACGCGATGCTGCTTGACCGTCGCTCAGACACCACTACTGACACGCCGTCTGCTGTACGGATGGCAAAGGGCACTTACACCAAGCAGACAAACACCACTACCTTCACGCTGCCTTACACAGCCAAGGCGAAAACCCAGATCTGGACGATGTGGGACATGACTGACCCGAGCGCCACTGGCCCTGTTCTGGTTGGCGAAACAGACAGCGGCACCGCGATCACAGCTAAGGGTGATTTCTCTGCTGTTGAGTGCGTCTGCGGCGAGCCTTACGAGTTCCGCTATCGCTTCACCAAGTTCAAGATGACTCGGGAGATTGGTGGCGGGAAGGCCGCGGCCAATGCAATGCGGACTCAGGTTCGGACGGCAAAGCTCCGGTATCACGAGACCGGCTATTTCAAGGTGATGGTGATGCCTGAGTACCGGGAGAACGGTGAATATGTCTACGACGGCACTGTTTCTGGCGTTAGGAATGCAGCGATTGGATCGCCTGCTCTGGGCGATATGAACTCCGACAGTGTTCGATATTTCGAGGGTGTATTCAATATCCCGATTTACGGGCAGGGCGAGCAGATACTTGTTGAAATACGGAGTGACCGGCCAATACCTTGCAAGTTCTCCACTTGTGAATGGGTTGCGCTTGTCACTGCCAGAGCGAGGTCAATGCAATGAAGTGGGCTCAGCCAACCGAGCATCATGCTTTTTTTATTGCCGAAAACCTGAGGGACGAGGACAAGAAAGAAGTGTGGCTCAGCCATCGCATGAGCCCGCTAGAAGCTGTGCTGCTCAGCTATACGGAGAGCGATTTGTGTCGCACCATCGTGTCTGACGATGGAGAGCCGCTGGCTTTGACAGGACTCGTGGGCAATAGGATCTGGCTTCTGGGCACAGAAAAGTTGACGGCAACACGCCAAAGACGTTTGCAACTGTGCAAAGAAGGGCGAGGATGGGTTGAGACATGCCTGGAAGCTGCAGGAATGGCCATCGGCAATGACGTTTACGCGAAGAACACTCGTAGCGTTCGATGGCTAAAGCACCTTGGTTTCAATGTCGCCAGCCCCCGTCCGCTTGGTGAAAGCGGCGCTCTGTTTTCTGAGTTCTGGAGGGCTAGCTAATGGAACCAATGACAATGGCCCTCATCTCTGGGGGCCTGCAGGCTGTTCAGGGAACACTTCAGGCAGGGGTTAGTCAGTCAGCTGCTCGGCAGAAGTACGCCAGCGACCTTGCTTTTCAGAGCGCTAACAACCGTTTTTCTGTTTGGCAGGCTGGCTTTAACGCCCAGGTTCAAGACATAAATAAGCAGCACAAGTATTGGC